CACCAGTGTCCTGATTTAGCTTCATGCGCGGATCGTACATCTCCGCACACAAGCGAGCTATCGCTGCGCTTAGTGCTACGTTGTCCTCACCTGTGTAAGCAGATTGAAGTGTTGAGTTGATTAGTTTCGCTTGTTTCTTATCCATTGTGTTCTCCATATTTGATAAGTTTCTATTATTGTCTTTCGACACCTTCGCGTCCGTCCGACTGCATCGGACAGACGCAAGGTCGCTTGCGCCTCGGCTCTGCCGAGGTTGCCTTGCTTCTGACCGATCAGTTGGCAGCGGTTCTTTCAAAATTCTATTGTATCTTCATCATCCTCTTGCTCCTGCATCCAGCAGTCGCAAAAGAATGTGAAGCCATGTATTGTGAGCTGCTCTATCTCTATCTCAACCCAATCTATATCTTCCATTGTTCATTCCTTTCATGATAATTTTGAACGGTTCCCGAACATCACTAAGGCAGGTAATATTTATAGACCCTGACACACTTGGTGATCTACGATCACGAAGTGTTTCAGCCGAAGGACAGGAAACCGCGCATCCAAGAGTCTGAATAAACTAAAGAGCGTCACGCTGCGCGTGACACAATAGCGTTTGGACTCTTGCTGCGTGGTTTGCGTGGGTCTATCAATATTATTATTCACCGCCATGTCCTCCCCTTACGAGGGTCGAACCTGCCGTTGATAAACTCACGCGATAGCTGACCGCAGGTAAACCCGCACCCGCGTGTGGGTTTAGGACGCCAAAAGCGGGAGCGGCGTCCGTCTGCCAGAGTCGCATGCCCTCGATGGGCATGTGCCTCTGCTTGGTGCTGCACTCCAGTGTGCGACTGGAACTAGGCCGTGGGCAGCGGCCACTGTGACTTGGCGAATCTGTTGAGGGGAACGCAAACGCGCAGCTGCACGTGCGTATCCCCTCGGACTGATTCGACAATCCTTCGGATCGACGAACCCCTGTCCTCGTCCACGAGAGTGCGATAGCCGAGCTTGCGAGGGAAGGGTGGAAGCCCGCAGGGTCAAGACAGCTTCGCTGACTTGATTCACGAGACCCCGTAATCGCCCTGTCAATACTACATATGGTGCCAAGCACAGACCTTAGGCACAAGTGACGCTACGTCACATCTTGACAGAGTGTCAGTCAATCGGGCTATTGTGGGGGGAGAGAGGGAGAGGGGGGCTAACGAGAGGATACAATGAACACCGTTCTTAATAAGAAATTGACTGACAAACAGACAGCGTTGGTGGATACACTCGTAGCATTAGGTTGCAGTGTCACTCAGGCTGCTAAAGAAGCAGGTTATGCTGATGGTGAGTCTGGAAGAGTCAGTGCTTCCAAGGCCTTACGCCAACCACATGTGCAACAGTATATGATGGAACGGATAGGTGAACAGCTCGGGATGAATGCTACGGTCGCTGCGGCTAAGGTGTTAAAGCTCGCTTCGGGTGCCAAGAGTGAGTATGTTCAGTTAGAGGCATCCAAGGATATCCTTGATCGTGCTGGGTTCAAACCGATCGATCGCTCACAGGTACAAGTAGCTGGTGACATCAAGGTTAGCATCGATCTAGGTTAATCGATTGTCACTGGTTCACACAGGGGGGTGGGGGTCAAAAACGGAAGCCACTGTCACTGTAATAGTCCCTCACTCTTATTTTTTGCAAAAAAGGTTCGATCATGTTAAAGGTGACAAATGAGTAAGAAGAAACCAGCAGAAGCAACGCCAGCACGTATTCGTTCGAATGCGGCTGCGAAGAAGGCTTTGAAGAGTAACGGATATGCCAGCGAAGAAGTATCAGAATCCTAAGGGTGGCTTGAATGCTGCGGGTCGTGCATATTTTAAACGCACTGAGGGTGCCAATCTTAAAGCACCAGTAAAGAGTGGCACGAATCCTAGGAGGGTGTCATTTGCTGCTAGATTTTCTGGGATGAAGGGTGCGATGAAGGATGACAAGGGTCGTCCGACTCGTAAGGCTTTAGCATTGAAGGCTTGGGGGTTTGGCAGTGTTGAGGCTGCTCGTAACTTTGCCAAGCGTCACAAGAAGAAGGATTAGGGTATGTGTTTCGGTGGTGGTGGTAAGCCAAAGCCAGCCAAGAGTGCTGATGAGTTTTATTCAGAGATGAAACCTTCTTTTGGTGAGCTTCCTTCTTTGCGTATGTCTGAGGTTAAAGAGAAGGTTGACCGTAAAGGGCCAGCATATGAGGGTGTTAAGAAGAAACGTTCTTTGTTGAATATGGAGGAATCAAATGGCTGATCGTGAAGCACTTCAGAAAGAGTTTGATGACTTAGCGGAGAAGCTAAAGATTGACGTTGACCCTGCGGCAACTGGTGTAAAGAAGTCTTTGGTTAATCTTCTTAGCAAACAAAAGACACCTAAATCTACTGTTTCTTCTAAGCTTAAAGACGCGGAACGTAAGAAGATGATGAAGCGTTACGAAAAGCTAGGTCAGATGTTAGCTGACATGCCTGACAAGGAGACTCAAGAGCCATGAGTACGGTAAACGCTGCGGGTAATTATACAAAGGCAAAGATGCGCAAGAGCTTGTTTAAGAAGATCAAGGCCAAGGCGACTCACGGAACGGCTGCTGGTCAGTGGTCGGCGCGTAAGGCGCAGTTACTTGCCAAGGAATACAAAGCAAAAGGTGGAGGATACCGATAATGGCCGAACCAGAATCAAAGATTGATAAAAAGATTGCAAGTCTTTTGCGCCGATGGAGCGACAAGCTGGATGAAGCGCAGCAAAGATCATTTAATAGAACTTTAGATCGCGGAGGTTTAATAAGTGAATCGCGCTTTGATAATTCTAAAGATAAGCTAAAAACAAAAAAAATGGATCGGACAACTGCAAAACTAGCTCGTCAACTTGACGCAGCCTTTGCTGAAAAAAAGAACCAGCAATCTGGAAAGCCTTATAAACTCAAGGCTAGTCAAATGGTTGGTCGAGGCGGCGGCGGTGGCAGCATTAAGTCACCTGACGAAACAGCGCGTGGTCGTATGTCACTTTTAAAGAAAAAACAGATGTAATGAGCTACGAAGATCGCGGCACACTGAACGCCATACTAAAGAAGCAGAGGGAAGCAGATGAAAGCTCCGCAAAAATCTCTACTTAACTGGGGCAAGCAGAAGTGGCGCACCAAGAGTGGTAAGAAATCCAGCGAGACTGGTGAACGCTACTTACCTTCTGCGGCTATTGCTGCTCTTAGTGATTCTGAATATGCAGCTACAACCCGAGCTAAACGAGAGGGCAAGGCGAAGGGTAAGCAGTTTGTGGCTCAACCGAAAGCGATTGCTAGGAAAGTAAGGAAGTATAGAACATAATGGCTTGGTATCTTAAGAATACGAATGAACTCTGGACTGGCCCCACGCACGAATTTGCTGGTTGGACATGGACTGGTGCAACACGAACCGCTCAATCTTCTAAGCTTATCGAAGGTGAAGAGCCAGTTAAGAAGCCTGTAAAGAAAAAGGCGGCTCCAAAGAAGAAAGTTACAAAATGAGCTTTACCAATTCACTGAAGCAAGAAGAGCTAAACCTTCTACGCAATATAGTGAAGAAGGAACATTTTAAATTCTTTGACCAAAAGCATGGCAAAATGTTTGTGACTAATTACATGCTGGATCAGATGATAGATGCAATTGGGCCAGAGATTGCAGAGCGTATTATTAAACAAGGTACAGACGCGGGGTTGCGGTGACTGAGTTAAAGTACAAACCAGACGGTGATGTGCTAAAAGCATTTATGAAAGACAGTACGTTCTTTCGTGGGATTCGTGGCCCAGTAGGGAGTGGTAAAAGTGTTGGATGCTGTATTGAAGTTTTTCGCAGGTCGCTTGAGCAAAAGAAAGGCCCAGACGGAATCCGAAAGTCTCGATGGGCTATTATACGGAACACAAACCCACAGCTACGAACTACAACTATTAAGACATGGCTTGACTGGTTCCCAGAAACAAGCTGGGGAAAATTCACTTGGTCAGTCCCATATACACACCACATCAAAAAAGGTGACATAGACCTTGAAGTTATCTTCCTAGCTCTTGATCGTCCTGAAGATGTCAAAAAACTCCTCTCTCTCGAACTGACTGGCATCTGGATCAATGAGGCTAGGGAGATACCTAAGTCTATTATTGATGCGTGTACTATGCGTGTTGGTCGTTTCCCTAGCATGAAAGATGGTGGGCCTAGCTGGACTGGTGTCATTGCAGATACCAACGCGCCAGAAGAAGATCACTGGTGGCCTATCATGTCTGGCGAGGTTCCAATCCCTGACCATATTCCTCGTGAGCAAGCCAAGATGTTGGTAAAGCCCGACAACTGGGAGTTCTTTACTCAACCATCTGGAATGGTGGAAGTGAAGGGCGAGGATGGTGACATTCAAGACTATAAGCCAAATGACAAGGCTGAGAATCGCCGCCACATGATGGAGTCTTATTATCCAAATCTTATTCGCGGTAAAACAAAAAGCTGGATTGATGTCTATGTTATGAATAGGTTGGGGGCAATCCAAGACGGAAAGCCGATTTATCCTATGTTTGCTGCCGAAGCACATGTATCAAAAGAAGAAGTCCCAATAGCCGCGAACCTCCCTGTATATGTTGGCTTGGACTTTGGGTTGACCCCTGCCGCCACCATCGGGCAGAAGGTGCGTGGCAGGTGGTTGATTCAGCAAGAAATTGTTGCAATTGATATGGGTATTGTAAGATTCGCAGAAGTTCTACGCCAAGAACTAGCGACACGGTTTTCTGCGGCTAGTGAGGTTATTATCTATGGTGATCCCGCTGGTGACTTTAGAGCGCAGACTGATGAATCTACTCCCTTTCACATTCTGCGTGGGGCTGGCTTGAGGGCGTTCCCCGCGCCATCCAACTCTGTTGACCTTCGTCTTGAGGCTGTCTCTTCCCAGTTGACCAAGATGGTAGAAGGGAAGCCAGCCTTTTTAATTGATCGTCGTTGTGCGCAGCTCATCAAAGGTTTTGAGGGCGGTTATCAGTATAAACGCATGGAAGTATCTGGTGAAAGATACAGTGATAAGCCTGATAAGAATATGTTTTCGCACATCCATGATGCCCTGCAATATATGATGTTGGGGGCTGGTGAAGGCCGAGCGTTGATGAATACGCAAAAACCTGCTATGCCAGTGGTAGCAAAGCGTGACTTTGATGTTTTTAAGAGTACCAAGGTGAAGCGTAGAAAGCCTAGCCTTTGGTCAAGATTGTAGGAGAGAGCTATGTGTTTTGGTGGCGGTGGCGGCGGCGGCACAAATGAAGTTCAGGAAGTAGCAAACAAAGCTGCGGCTAGTGAACGAGTTGAAGCTGAGACAGCAAAGCGCGATGAAATAGAGCGCAGAGCAAAACAAAAACGTGAAGATATCTCTGAAGCTATTACCAAGAAAGAACAGGGTAAAGGTATGCGCGGTGGCGCAGGTCGCCGCTCTTTGTTTAAAGCTGGTGGCTCAGGATTTATGGGACGGTTTGATTAAAGATGCAGGGTATAGCAGAGCAAAAAATGAAGCGTTACGAAAAGGCGAAAGCTTTTCGTGAAAACTGGGTTCCTCTTTTTGAGGAATGTTATGAATATGCTCTGCCACAGCGCGAGTCTTTTTACTATGAAGAGGCAGGGCAACGTCGAGATGAAAAGATTTTTGACGAGACTGCCGTTGTTGGGGTG